AATTGAAGGCTTCGACAAAGGCTTGGATGCCCAAATAAAAGAGGACGAAACTGTTGATTGATTTCAAACAAATATTCGACAACTATCAAGCGACCCGTAAAAAGACTTGGGAGTTTGACCGCAAGTTGACTGTTGGTGCGTCGGAAGCATTTGCTTGCATTCGCAAGACAGGCTTTTCCAAACGTGCAGAAGAGTTTGGTTACGAAGAAGACCCCGGACACACAGACAATTGGGGTGCTGCCGAGCGTGGTAACTTGATCGAAGATCACTGGGTTGTACCAGCTATGAACCAAGAGCTGCCGGATGGCGTTGGATATCTCTATGCCGGTGAAGATCAAAAGACATTCGTGTCTGGATTGAATTCAGCAACACCTGATGGGCTGGTGTGCGATGTACCGAATGATTGCTTGAAGCTGTATGGCATCGATGATATTGAAAGCGATTGCTTCCTTCTTGAAATCAAGTCGGTTGACCCGCGCATCAACCTCACGACTGAAAAAGAAATACACCATGGGCAGACACAAATTCAGCTTGCACTCATTCGTGAGTTGACCGAATTCAAACCTATGTATGGTGTTATCCTTTACATCGATGCATCATTTCTTGATGATATCAATGTATTCCCGATAAAGTATAACAAGAATGCGATGAACGCCGCAAAGATGCGAGCGAACAAAGTATACAACGCTGAATCTTTAGAAGAGCTGGAACCAGAAGGAAAGAACTCTGGTGAGTGCAAATTCTGTAGCTTCACACATGCTTGCGCCAAGGTTAGCAAAGAAGCTATCCCTACCGGAAGCAATTCTGAAATCGATCAGTCAATTCTTGACGCCATTTATGACCTAGTTGTTCAAGAGCGTGAAGCTGATGAACATGAGAAAGGTTGGAAAGAGGACAAGGACAGACTGCGTGCTAACATCAAACAGATGATGGCAGACGTTGAGACCAAACTGGTATCTGACGAACGTTATACCGTTCGATGGACGTTCCAAGCTGGTCGCAAAACATTAGACAAACCGGCTTTGGAACAATCCGGTGTTGATCTTTCAAAATTTGAGACACAAGGTGCAGGTTTTGAGAAAATGACAATAAAACTTGTTGACAAGTAATTTATTGTCGTGTACCGTTCCAAATGAAAACGTCCTGTTGTCACCCGACAGCTTGACATAACACTTAAACACAGGAGACTTATTCCATGAGTAATGCTTTAACAGTTGGTGGACGTCCATCAATTATCGACCAGATCAATTCGGGCTTGAACCCGTTTGAAGATTTGGAGAAAGGTGGCGGCGATTTCTTTGGCGACTACCTTAAAATCAACGGCAACACCGGTGAAATTTCATACGGCAAAGACGGTACTGAATTGGACCCCGGATTTGAAGTTCTTGTTGATGTTGAATCCATCCGCTACGGTTGGCAGTGCTGGAAAGATAGCGAACCTATCGACGAGCGCACTGACTTCTTGATTGGTGGTGACCACGTTGCTGAAGGTGAACTACCTGATCACGGTCCTTATACAGACGAGCAAGACGGTTGGCGTGAGCTATACACGTTGCGCATGGTTCTGATGGGGGAAACACCTGCTGAAGACATTAAGCTGACGTATAACATTGCGTCCGGCGGTGGCAAGAATGCTCTGCGTAAGCTCATCAAAGCTTATATGAAGCAGGTTGTCATGAATGTTGGCGATGATGGTCAAGCGATGATACCAATCGTTGAAATCGATTTGGGTTCATTCATCCCTGCTGTGAAAAAACACGGTAAGAAGTATTTCCCTATCTTTACTCTCAAAGGTTGGGAAGAGCGCAGCGTAGCTATGGAAGCTTTCTCTGACGATGCTGAAGCTGGTGGTTCCGACGACTATGACGACGAGCCAGAACAGAAGCAGATTGCAGCTAAACCTGCAAAGAAGGGGAAGGTGAATGCCAAGCCGCCTGAACCTGAAATTGAGGACGTCGAAGATGAAAACGACGAAGGCAACTATGACGACGGTGAAGCAGAAGTCGAAGAAAAGACGCGCAAAGCTGCTCCAAAACCACGTGGTCGTGGCGAACGGGCATCAAGTGAAGCTGAAGACGACGACGCTGCTGAAGAAGCGGCACCAGCTCCACGTGGTCGCGGTCGAGGGCGTGGACGCTAAGTCCATCCTCTAAAACCTGTCCGCTGTTCCCGAACGGCGGACAGGTTCTTTTACAATCAAAAAAAGACAGGAGACTTTTAAAATGGACTTAACCCCGTTACAGGAGAGGTGTATCCGCGAAGCTGCAAGCTGGTATGGAGACACACAAGGAAACATTGGAGCGCCTGTATTCTATCTTGCGGGGTACGCTGGTTCAGGTAAGTCAACTGTGCTGCCATATCTCATTGAGAAGATGGGGTTGAATGCTAGCGATGTGGCTTTTTGCGCGCCGACAGGCAAAGCTGCAAAAGTTATGACAACAAAATTACGTGAGGTTTATGGTGAGATTGATCGAGCCAAAACAATTCATTCCACCATCTACGTGCCCGGCTCTCAAAAAGTCGATATGCTTGAAAAGCGTATTGAACACACCACGCACAAGTTGGCAGAGCTTCAAAGTAAAAGCGATGAATGGAATACGCTTAATAACGAACTCAAAAGCCTTGAAGCTGAACTTGATGCTGCATACAAGACCAAAGGTGAAATGGTATTCCATTTGAACCCTGATGCTGAAGTAGCACAGAAAAAGCTAATCGTAGTTGATGAAGCTTCTATGGTAGGTTCATCGCTGGCAGAAGACCTTAAGTGGTTCAATATCCCTATCCTAGCGATGGGTGACCCGCTACAGCTCCCGCCTGTTAAGGACAAGCATGGTTTGACCATTGGTAAACCAGACTTCTTCTTGGATGAAATTCACAGACAAGCTTTGGACAATCCTATTATCTGGCTGTCTCAACAAATACGCAAGGGCATAAATATTCAACATGGTTCACATGGCGGTCTTGTGCATATCGTTCGCCCGAAGGATGATGAATGGACAGTAAACATGGATTACAACGCGCAAGTGCTGGTGGGTACTCATAAAACACGATACCGCACTATAAAGAAAATACGTGACGCCATGGGATACAAAGGTATTAATGAACCACAAAAAGACGAGCTGCTGATCTTTGGTAAGAATTCAAAGAATTATGCGAATATGGTGAACGGCACTTTTGCTTGGGTGACAAAAGACGTTGAACCTTTTAAAGAAGGGGTCAATAACTGTATGGTGCATGTGGAAGATCAAGATACAGGTATCAAGTGTGCTGCACTGGCAGCCCAAAGCATATTCGAAGATCATTTCATCACATATGAGCGTAGTCAACGTGACCAAGCTAAAGCCTACTATGGGCTGCGGGATTATGAGCATCTTGATTTTGGTTATGCGATCACCGGGCACAAGTCGCAAGGCTCACAATGGGATAACGTTATCGTCCATGACGAAAGTGGTGTATTTCAACGCGATGCAGACAAATGGTTATATACATGCGTCACCAGAGCTGCTAATGAATTAATACTGGTTATGCGTTAATCACTCGAGACAGAAACTGAAATAGAAAGGATACTCAATGCGTAAGATAGTTGCACTCACAGGTCATAAGGGGTCAGGTAAAGACACTGCCGCCTTATACTTTATGAGCCGAGGCTTTACCAACATGAAGTTCGCCGGCGCCTTGAAAGATATGATTGCTACCTTGATTAAATATCAAGGAGGTTCCACTCGACTTATTGCGGACATGATTGAAGGTCATTTGAAAGAGGTGCCTTCAAACCTTTATCTTGGTGGCAAATCACCACGTGAAGCAATGATATTGCTTGGCACTGAATGGGCACGTGACCTGATCAATGAAGAGTTGTGGGTGAATACGTTAGTAAACCGCGTGCAAGCTACCTCTGACTACGTTGTCATAACAGATTGCCGTTTCGATAACGAAGAGAAGGCAATCAGAGACTTGGGTGGTAAGATTATTCGTATCGTGCGCCCGGACAATGCATCAAATGTATTCCAAGATCATCCGTCTGAAGCATACATTCCTAAAATGAATGTTGATTTGGAAATCGTAAACGATGGCACCATCGAAGCCTTGCATGAGGCTGTTGTTAACGCAATGGTGGAGCTGTATAAATG